TGGATAACTTGGAGTTTAGACAGGTAATACTTGAGTTCTATACTCCTGGAGTTCCAGACTCAGGATGGGTACATGTTAGTTATAATCCCAGTGATAATAAGAAACAAGTACTCACAGCAACTAAGAAGGAAGGAAAGACTGTTTATCTTAACGGTCTAATTGCATAAGATGAAAGACTCAAGATTAACTCGTGCTGGTGTCTCTGGCTACAACAAACCTAAGAAGACACCTAGTCATCCGACCAAGAGCCACGTAGTTGTGGCTAAAGACGGTGATCAAGTTAAGACTATTCGGTTTGGACAACAGGGAGTCTCAGGTAGTCCTGAGGGTTCTGCACGGAACAAATCGTTTAAGGCTCGACATGCCAAGAACATTGCTAAAGGCAAGATGAGTGCTGCTTATTGGGCAGACAAAGTAAAATGGTAAAAAAGTACTTGACAAAAAGACAAAATTATGGTATACTATATACATTAGTATACTTAGGTTAAAGTACTTAGTATTTAAACATAAAGATAATAAACCTTAGGAGTACTTAAGATGCCACTTAAGAAGGGTAGTAGCAATAAGACAGTCAGCGAGAACATTCGTCGTGAGATGAAGTCTGGCAAACCACAGAAGCAGGCAATTGCTATTGCAATGTCTAAAGCAGGCCGTAGTCTTCCTGAGCGCAACATGCGGGCCAAAAGAAACAAAGGGAAAAAGTAATGGCTTATAAGTATCCAACATACCAGCAAGCATTACCTGACACGACCCTCTATGAGCGTCTTCAGGGCGACTATATGCCTATCCAAGGTCGTCCTAATCCCTATGCTAACTTTGAACAAGGGATGCTTAGTCAGGATGCTTTAGACTATCGAGCTGATCCTTTTGCTTATGTAAAGAAGAAATTTGGTGGTCTTGATAAAGTGTTGAAGAAAGACACACCCGCTGTTGGTCTTGGTGGTTTGTTTGGTTCTCAGCCTTCTTCAGGTGGAGACTCTGCTTCTGACACTGGTGGTCGTAACTACTACCAAGAACTGGAAGATCGTCTTACTGAACTTAATATCTCAGAAGACGGTATGGACCCAGAAGATGCTCGAGCTGCTGCTATTAAATCTGCTTTTGCAATCCAGTCTGCCAATAATCAAAAAATAAATGATGCTCTTACAGATTTTAGTAAGATTGGAGTAGCCGGGTTATTTAGTAAAATTATTGGCGGTAGTCCTTTAGACCAAAGACCTCCTAATGTAGCTATAGATTCAGACTCTATTGCTCGTGCACAGCGGCAACGTGAGGCAGATATTCGTGCACAACAGATAGCAGCACAACAGGCAGCTGAACAAGCAGCACGAGATGCTGCACGTAATGTACAACCAGTTAGTACATACACTCCTTCTGGTAATGCAAGCGATTGGTCTCCTGTTGATTCAAGCGGTAATATCTCTTGGAGCGGTCAGACATATTCTCCGTCTGCTTATGAAGGCTTGATGCCGTGAAACACTCAGTAGGTAAACAACTGACAGCTGGAGTGGCTAATACAATCTTTGTAGTCCCTCAAGGATACAAGGCAGAGGTGGATTTGTTATTCATCTCTAACCTTGATGCTAACAACAAGACTACCACGGCTTACTGGCAACACGCTCACGATATTAACCACAAGATTAAGATTATTGACTTGTACCCAATGTCTTCTCATAGCTATTTACAGTTTAGCAATGGGTCTATTGTAATGCAACAAGGGGATTCTTTTGTTATTCAACCACAAGAGGGTGCAATTCAAAGTTGTATCATCACGTTTGACCTAAGAAAAGAACCACAGACTGTCGCATTTGATGGCGAATAAAGGAATAAAATGACATACTTAGAACTTGTCAATTCAGTGTTGCGTAGGTTACGAGAAAGTGAAGTAGACACTGTTCAAGGTGTCGGTAACACAAATAGCTATGCTCGTCTTATTGGTGACTTCATTAACGAATCTAAGAGTCAAGTAGAAGCCACATGGGACTGGAGTGCCCTTCGGTCTACTTTGACCTTAACAACGACACCTAATATCTTTAACTATGAGCTTAACGGTGCTCAGAACAATGCTAAGGTGTTAGATGTCTGGAACGACACCAGCAACATCGAAGTTACCTATCAGACTTCACGTTGGTTTAACGAAGAGTTTCTAATGGCTGAACCTCAGGTAGGTATTCCAGTCTATTATAACTTTAACGGTGTTAGTACAGATCGAGACCTTCAGGTAGATATTTATCCTATTCCTGACGGGGTCTATGACTTACGTTTTAACCTGACTTTACGTAACTTGCCTTTAGAGGCAGATTCAGATACAACAGTGCTTCCTACGCGCCCTATCATCCTGTTAGCCACAGCAATGGCTATTGAGGAGCGTGGTGAAGACGGTGGTCAGCAAAGTATGAATGCTTATGCTGCTGCTCAGTCGGCATTGGCAGATGAAATTGCTTTCGATGCTGCTCGTCACCCAGAGGACACTATTTGGTATAGCGTATGAAACAACTTCAAACACTCTCAGTAGTCTCTCCCGGCTTCTTTGGTTTAAACACCCAAGAGAGTGGTATTACGCTGTCCCCTAACTTTGCACAGTTGACCGACAATGTCATTATTGACAAGTATGGTCGTCTAGGCTCTCGTAAGGGCTGGCAGATGTTAACAGACAGTGGTGCTACTACTTTGTCTGGTGCGGCTCTTGAGTTTCTGATGGAGCATGTCAATGCAGACAATAGTGTTGTTACTATCTCTGGGGGTGATAATACCCTCTTTAAGAATGGTGATGACATCGATGTTCTAGTGGACATTACACCTGCATTATACACCATCACTGGTAATAAATGGAAGGGTGCTTCTCTGTACGACCATGCTATGATTGTACAGAATGGTCACGAGCCTATCATCTACACTGAAAGTGCATCCCCTGTAACTCAGACAATGACTGATTACACAGGTGTTACTCAAAGCTATGGCTCTAGCTTCCCTCGTGATGTTATAGCCGCTTACGGGCGCTTCTGGGCACACGATGGGGATACTGTATACTGGTCAACAGATATTGCTGATACAGCTTTCCCAGCCTTTAATGGTGGCACTAGCGGTACTTTAAACATTGCCTCTGTACTGCCTAACAACGTAGATACAATTGTTGGTCTTGCCTCACACAATGACTTTTTAATCATTTTCTGTGAGCGTAACGTTGTCATCTACGCAGGTGCTGATAACCCATTGGGTGACTTTAAGCTTTCTGATGTTATCGCTGGTGTAGGCTGTGTTGCTCGTGATTCTATCCAAAGTACTGGTGGGGACTTAATCTTCCTGTCAGACACTGGTGTTCGTTCTTTAGGTCGTTTGTTGCAAGAGAAGTCTTTGCCCATGCGTGACCTGACAAAGAATGTACGGGATGATTTGATTAAAGACTTGTTGCAGGAACGAGTTAACAGCGGTGACCTATCTAAAGTAAAGAGTGCATACTCAGAAGTTAACGCCTTCTACCTGCTTTCTTTCCCATCGACATCAACTGTCTACTGTTTGGATATGCGACAGGCATTAGAAGACGGTTCTGCTCGTGTTACTCAGTGGTATGAGTATGAAGCTAAAGCCTTCTGTCGTCGTCGTGACCGTGAGCTGTTAATTGGTAAGACTAACGGTATTGGTCGTTACTACGGTTATACAGATAATGGGGAAGCCTATCGCCTTCGCTACTTCTCACACTATCTTGACCTACAAAGCCCTACGACACTTAAGATACTAAAGCAAATCAGTGCTACGGTCATTGGTGGTAGTAACCAGTCTTTTGTTATCAAGAGTAGTTTTGATTACTCTACTGCTGCTAGGTCTTATCCTTTTACTATTGCTGACCGTGGTGTCTCAGAGTATGGATTAGCCGAATACAACATCTCAGAGTTTTCATTTGGTATTATCTTAGACTCAATCAAGAGTAGTGTCGGTGGAAGTGGTAATACAATTCAAATTGGTTTTGAAGCTAATGTGCAAGGCAACGAACTGTCAGTGCAAAAGCTAGATATTTTTGTTAAAACAGGAAGGACGAGTTAATGTCTAACTATTCTAAAACGACAGACTTTGCAGCTAAAGATGCGCTGTTGACTGGTGACCCGAATAAGATTGTAAAAGGTACTGAGATTAACGATGAGTTTGACGCAATTCAGACCGCTGTTAACAGTAAGGCTAATAATAACAACACAGCCCTCACAGGCATCCCTACAGCCCCTACAGCAACTTTTGGTACTGAGACTACACAGATAGCTACCACAGCGTTTGTTAAGGCTGCTTTGGCTGCTCTACACCCTGTTGGTTCTGTCTACATCAACGCTAACACAGCGACTAACCCTGCTACCTTGTTGGGCTTTGGTACTTGGTCAGCCTTTGGTGCTGGTCGTGTTATGGTTGGCATTGACGCTGGTGATACTTCTTTTGACACTGCTGGTGAAACTGGTGGTTCTAAGGATGCTATTGTTGTCAGTCACACTCACACAGCTTCTGTTACAGACCCCGGTCACATCCATACAACTCTTGGCTATGGTTACGGTAATTCAGGTACTTATGGTAACGGTGGTGGTGTTGCACAAACAAGTAACAGCACTGCATCAGCTACAACAGGCGTGACTGTATCTGTTAACTCAACAGGCTCTTCAGCCACCAATGCAAACCTCCAACCATATGTCGTGGTATATATGTGGAAACGTACAGCATGATGCCTGAAGTTAAGCACCACTTTAGTGACGGTTTGTATGCCAAAGAAACTTTTATCCCTAAGGACATGGTTCTTAAGCAGCATAAGCATAC